CAGCGCAACACCAACCAAGACAGACAGTAGCCTACTTACAGGCGACTATATGGAACTAAGGTCACGAAAGTTGACTGAGCAGACGTGTCGTAAGTTTGGATACTTTGTGACTAAGGACAACAGAGGCGATCCAATACAGGTGGCTACCTATAAGGATGCCAAGGGTAAAACTACAGGTCAAAAGATACGCACCAGAGACAAGCAGTTTCCTACCATTGGAAAGATCACTGGCCTCTTTGCTATGCACTTATGGTCAGCTGGAAAGAAGCTGGTTGTTTGCGAGGGTGAGCTAGATTGCATGAGTGTATCGCAAATCCAACAGCATAGGTTTGCTACTGTTTCCGTAAGGAACGGCAGTGCTGGGGCTAAGAAGAACCTTCTGGAAAACATAGATTACCTCAATGGCTTCAAAGAGATAATCTTGATGTTTGATATGGATGAGGCTGGGCAGAAGGCCGCTATTGAATGTGCTGAAGTCTTGCCCATAGGAAAAGTTAAGATTGCTGTCTTGCCACATAAGGATGCCAATGAGTGCTTAGTTAAAGATGAAGCTGGGGCAATCATCAATGCTATCCATCAAGCCGCTGATTACAGACCAGATGGTATAGTTCAGATGTCTGACATGAGAGAGACTGTTACGACTCCAGATGCTGAAAGCCCTTACAAGTATCCTTACCCAAGGTTGAACTTCATGACTAAAGGCATGAGGGGGATTACAACTCTTGTCAGTGGCTCTGGGTGTGGGAAGTCAACTCTAGTACGCGAGATCGCATACCACCTGCATATGACAGGCTCTACTGTGGGCATGTTGATGTTAGAAGAAAACACCAAGCGAACCTCGCAAGGTCTAGTAGGTCTCCACATCAATAGAAACATTATTGTTGATCCAGAGGCCGCAACAAAAGATGAGGTAGAAGCTGGCTTTGATGACTTAGTGTCTAACGGCGAAATCTACTTATTCGATCATGTGGGTACGTTTGACTTAGATATAATCTGTAGCCGAATTAGGTACATGAAGCACGGCCTCGGCTGTGATGTCGTCTTTTTAGATCACATTAGTATTCTCGTAAGTTCGTATGCTGGGGCAAATGACAACGAGAGGGTCTTAATAGATCACATAATGCACACGCTAACTACACTATGCGTTGAACTGGATTTAGCTCTAGTTCTTGTGTCCCACCTCAAGAGGCCAAAGTCAGAACGAGGGCATGAAGGCGGCGACAAAGCCCAGCTGTCACAGCTTCGTGGAAGCCATAGTTTAGCACAGCTGGCTTGGTTCTGCATCGCCTTGAATGTGGATGAGGAAGACCCCACGTCAGGCAAAAGGCAACTTACTATCCTCAAAAACAGACACACTGGTTTTCTCGGTTCAGCCGATACGCTCCAGTACAATTCAGACACAGGCAGACTTATGGCTGTCGATGATAACTTCGGCTTCTAAGCCACCCACAACCCCCCCCCAACATTAGTAAAGCAAAGGAACACGTATGCGTGGAATCTCAAGCACGTCCAGAGAGGCGTTTGCAAACACCGACTTAACCAAGAATACAAGGATGGTCTTTGATGTCATCCAAGCGGCTGGAGCCAAAGGTTGCATCAGTGCACAGGTACAGCTGGCACTCAAGCACATGCCATATGGCTCAATCACCAACCACTTCAAATGGCTCAAAGACGCTGGGCTGATCACAGTCATCGGGAAGAGACTAAGCCCCTACGGGCGTAACCAGCAAGTCTTCAAAGCAACAAGACAACTCAATGCACAAGGGGAGCTATTCCGATGAATACGACAGGCACACATGAATACACAATGAATGAGTACCAAGCAGATGCGGCCTCTACTATGATTTACAAGTGGAAGGTCATCTATCCAGCTTTGGGTCTATCCAATGAAGCAGGGGAAGTCTTAGGTAAGATTAAGAAACTCATCCGTGATCACGATGTAACTTTTGATGGCATAGACACCATCCCAGCGCAGAAGAAAGCTGAGATAGCAGACGAGCTAGGAGATGTGCTTTGGTATATCGCGGCACTAGCTAAAGACATCGGCATCACCTTGAATGAGGTAGCCGCAATTAACCATGAGAAGCTAACGTCACGTAAGAAGCGTGGGGTTCTCAAAGGCTCTGGTGACAAGCGATGAGTCGGTGGTGCTTTGATATTGAGAGCAATGGTCTCTTAGATGAAGTCCACAGTATATGGTGCATTGTTTGCCGCGAGGTAGACACTGGTGTTGTACGTTCTTTTACCGATGATGAGATTGATCATGCACTTGATCTGTTAGCCAATGCTGATGAAATCATTGGTCACAATATTATAGACTACGACATCCCAGCCATACAGATTGTCTTTCCTGAGTGGACAACCAAGGCCAAGGTAACTGACACTCTAGTTCTCTCAAGACTAATACATGGCGACATGTTTAATGAGGATGCTGAACGCAACTTTAGTGTCTCTAAGTTCCCAAAGAAACTCTGGGGAAGCCATAGCTTGAGGGCATGGGGTTTAAGACTTGGTGACTTTAAAGGTGAATACATTGGTGGGTGGGGCGGCTTCTGTGAAGAGATGCTAACATACTGTGTTCAAGATACTAAAGTGACTGATACGCTTTACAAGAAGTTGATGAAGACTGAGCCTACTCAAAAGTCTATCGACCTTGAGCATCGTATGGCCTCTATCTGTCGTGAGATTGGTAATAACGGCTGGACATTTGATGAGAAGAAAGCTGGTGAACTATATGCTGAACTTGCACAGAAACGTCATGTCATCGAGGAAGACTTAAAGGAACTATTTCCACCTTGGGAAGTAACCGAAGACTTCTATCCTAAAGTCAACAACAAGGCTCGTGGGTATGTCAAAGGTGAACTGTTTGTCAAATCAAAGACAATCTACTTTAACCCAGCTTCTCGCGTCCACATCCAAAGATGTCTTGTGGACAAGTACAAGTGGAAACCAAAGCACTTCACACCCAATGGTCAAGCTAAGATCGACGAGACTATCTTGGCTGGTCTTCCGTACCCAGAGGCTAAAAGACTTGCTAAGTTCTTCTTAATTCAGAAGCGGATTGGTATGCTGGCTGAAGGTGCTGGGGCATGGCTCAAGAAGGTTAGTGCCGATGGCAGACTACGACACAGACTGAATAGTAACAACTGTGTCTCTGGACGTGCAACAGCCACCTCTCCAAATCTACAGCAAGTCCCAAGTTCTGGCTCACCTTATGGCAAAGAGTGCCGTGAGTTATTTACAGCACCGAGGGGTTGGTATGTCTGCGGAAGCGATCTTTCGGGCATCGAATTGAGGCTCTTAGCTTCCTACCTTCACCCCTATGATGGCGGCGAGTATTCTAAGCAAATACTTGAGGGCGACATCCACACCTACAACCAACATGCGGCTGGTTTGGCTACGAGAAACCTAGCGAAAACTTGGGTCTATGCCACCCTGTATGGCGGTGGTGATAGGCTGATAGGTGCTATTGCTGGCGGTGGTGCAAAGAAGGGTAAAGAACTCAAAGACAACTACGACAAGGCTGTCCCAGCGTTTGCCACCTTAAAGAAAAACCTAAAGACAGCGGCTTCGAGAGGCCACATCAAGGCACTCGATGGACGTAAACTTAGGGTCAGATCAGCACACCGATGCCTCTCACAGTTACTTCAGTCAGCTGGGGCAATCGTAGCAAAACAGTGGGTCATGCTGACCTACGACAAAATCAAAGAAAAGTATGGCGACAAAGTATTCATTATGGGCTGGATTCATGATGAGATTCAGATCGCCTGTATATCAAGGGAGATTGCCGATGATGTCGGACATATCGCTGGAAGAATGGCACAAGAAGCTGGGGTTGCTCTCGGACTTAACATCCCCACAGAAGCAGAATATTCCGTGGGAAAAACTTGGGCTGACACGCATTGAGAAGAGTGAATACCTAGAGAATTTAATACTTCTCTTTGTAGTCATTGATCGAAGTTGGCGAAAGCCATTCACAGTCAAATCAGACTTCGCACGAGTAGGAGCACTTCACGTTGCCGTAGCGGCAAGTGAGGGCTTCATGACAACAAAAATTGATGAAGATAGCTGGGGAAAACGATGGTTTATAACCCCAGAGGGACAGGATATTCATGAAGAAATCAGCAGTACACTTAAAGAAGTCATTTACAAAACCCACATTACTCATTGACGGAGACCTCTACCTCTACAGATCAGCTATTGCAGTTGAGTCTGAGATCGACTGGGGTGACGATGTGTGGTCACTATCCACTGACCTAAAGGCCGCAAAGAAGCTGTTTATCTCAATGGTAGACGGTTTCAAGAAGGAACTGGTTGTTGAAGATGTGATAGTCACAATATCAGGCCAACAGAACTTCCGTAAAGACATACTAGAGACCTACAAAGGTGGACGTAAGAAACTCCGTAAGCCTGTAGGATACAAAGCACTCGTTGCGTGGGCTATGGAAACCTACGACAGCATCATGGTGGACTGCCTAGAGGCAGATGATGTCATGGGCATCATGGGTTCTATGCCTAACACTGAGGCCATCATTGTGTCTGACGATAAGGACATGAAGACTATCCCTTGTCGGCTATACAGACCTACAGACAATGATCGACTGGTCATAAGTGACATGGAAGCCAATAGAAACTTCCTCATTCAAGCCCTGATGGGCGATAGTACCGATGGCTTTGCAGGGTGTCCAAAAGTAGGCATCAAGACAGCCGAAAAGATACTAGGCAACCACCCGACTTGGGATGCTGTCGTCAAACAATATCAAAAAGAAAATCTAACAGCGGACTACGCGCTGACACAAGCACGTATGGCTCGCATTTTGCGTTGTACTGACTGGGACGATGAGAAGGGAGAGGTGATACTATGGAAACCGACAAGATAGACGAAGCTGTCAACAAGCCACCTCATTACAACTCAGGATCAATAGAGTGCATCGACGCCATGCAAGCGATGGCTGATGGCTCTCTAGTTTGGGGTCATAATGCGTACCTCTGGCAGAATGCTTTCAAGTACCTGTGGCGTTGGCCTTACAAGAAAAAACCCGTCGAAGACCTTAAAAAGTGCCGTTGGTACTTGGATCGCCTAATCACCCT